AAAAGTAAGTGACTCAAATAGTACTGACGTTTCAGATAGAGCAACATTATCATCAGGTGATAGAGCAACGCTAACCAAATGGTGTACACATAAAGGAACCGGACATGTAAAATAATAAAAAATTATTAAAAGAATATAATTTACCAAAATCACCCCAATCTAAAGTTGGGGTTTTTTTTTATAAAATAATCATTTGAATATTTATCAGTAAAAGAATATGCAAAACAGAGTTCCAATAACACGACTTGGTAAATTTTTTGGTGATAGTGACTTTAAACTTGAGATTGAGATGGGTCAAGAGTGGTTAATTGGTGATATGAACTACACTTGTGTTTTATATCGTGTTGATAGATATAAAACCAAAACAGATGATGTTTATGGTGAAGCGGTATCAGATGGTATAAAGTTTTTACCACCGGTTGAGTTTAATGCTTATGTTGCAATTGCAACACCTGAAAATAAATTCCTTGGTTCTACAAAAATGGATCAAGTTGAACCTGGAAATATTACAATGTCAGTTTATTTAAAAACTTTAGAAGATTTAGAAATTGATATTCAGTTTGGTGATTATGTTGGATATTATGATACAGAAAGTTTTGTAAGATATTACACTGTTGTAAATGATGGTCGTGTAACTTCTGATATTAAACATACATATAAAGGATTCAAACCTTTTTATAGAACAATAATCGCGGCTCCAGTTGGACCTAATGAATTTAGAGGATTATAAAAATGCCATTACCAAAGAAAATAAAAAAAGATATTAGTTTAATTGAGAAGAAAACACTTCTTCCAAGAAGGCATGAAATTGCGGATATGATTTCTCAAGACGGGACATATCTTCCTAAATCTTTATTACACCCGGATTTAGATAGGGGTTTTTTAGATTTTGTCCGTGACGAATTAAAATGTGTTGTTGAGGGTAAAACTGTACCTATGGTTGATATTTTGGTAACCACTCAAAATTGGGCTCAATTTACAGAAACTTGGGATTTTCAAAATATAGATAAGAATGTTGAACCTCCGTTTATTGCCGTTGTACGAACTCCGGAAGTTGAGTATGGTAATAATCCATCAATAACCACATACACAATTCCAAATAGAAGACAATATTTTTATGCGAAAGTACCGACTTGGGATGGACAAAGACACGGAATGGACATATATAAAATACCACAACCAGTCCCGGTTGATATAAAATATACTGTTGTTATTGTTTGTAACAGAATGAGAGAATTAAATAAGTTTAATCAAAATGTTATTACAAAGTTTTCATCAAAACAAGCATATCAAGTTATTAAAGGACATTATATTCCAATTATTAGAGGAAGTATTAGCGATGAATCTGTTTTGGATCTTGAGAAAAGAAAAGTTTATATTCAAAAATATGAGATGATTTTACAAGGGTTTTTAATTGATGAGGATGAGTTTGAGATAAAACCTGCAATTACCAGGACATTTCAAATGTATGAAACCGAAACTCAAATTAAAAAAAGAAAACCAAAAAAACCTGAACCACAAATCCCAACAACATACTTCCCAATGTTTCCTATTGGTAATTTAGTTAGTGTTCAAAAATTTGATTATACGGTAAATTTGAGATTATCCGATAATAAAAATGTGGATTCATTCCAAGTTTTTATTAATAATGATTTTTATGGGACTAGCGTAACAGAAATACAAATTAATAGTGGAGATGAATTAAGGTTGGTTATTATAAAGGATGATAACACAAAAGAGTCCGATATAATTTTTATTCAAGAGTTAATTTAATTCTCACCGTAGATATCTTTTTTTTCCTTACACCTCTCAATGATCAAGTTTTCTAAAAATCTATACATTTTAATTCCTCTCTTATCACAATACTTTTTTAGTATCTCGTGAGATTCCACTGATATCTTTAAATTTTTAATCTTTTTAGGTTCTTTATCCATAGGTAGAAAAAAGGTAGAAAAAAATCATACCAAGATATAAATACTTTTAATTAAGTAAAGTTTTTGGTTAAAATAACAATATTTATAATATATAAAATAAAATTTAAACTTAAAAATTAAAACCTATGGCAACTAACAGTAAAGTATTTGTATCACCTGGTGTATATACTTCTGAAGTAGATTTAAGTTTTGTAGCCCAAAGTGTTGGTGTTACAACTCTTGGTATTGCGGGGGAGACTTTAAAAGGTCCCGCATTTGAACCTATCTTCGTAAGAAACTTTGACGAGTATCAAGTATATTTCGGTGGAACAACTCCTGAAAAATTTGTTAACACACAAATTCCCAAATATGAGGCTTCATATATAGCGAAAGCTTATTTACAACAATCAAATCAATTATTCGTTACAAGAATACTTGGATTATCTGGTTATGACGCTGGACCATCTTGGTCTATTACAACAAAAGCGAATGTTGACCCAACAACGGTTGATTTCCTTTGTTTTAGTTCTGTGACTGATCCAAGTAATGTTTGTGACACAATTTGTGTTATTCCAAGTGCAATCACTTATTCGGTTACATTTACCGGTTGTACAAGTGGTATTGATACAATTGTTTTTGAAACTTCATTTTCTAATGAGATTGAATCTATCTTAACGGAACAATACGAAAGTTTTGACGGTTCCGTTTCAACAATAGAAACAAACATTAAAGATTTAATTAATAGTGTAATTTCAAGTGTTGATCCTGATACTACTAAACTAAACACAATTAGTTATTTTGGTACTATAGACGGAGATGATTATGATGTTCTATCACCTATTTTTACCGCATCAACAAATGTATATGATGTTCCTTCAGTTTCTAGCACATTAACTGATTATACATCACCATTTAATGATCCTTGGTACTACTCTTTATTTGATAATACTGGTGGAGGTTTATATTCTGGATTTTCATTCTTCACATTTGTTGACGAATTAACTCAAATTATTCCGGTTACAACAACATCAACTACGTTGACCCCAACCCCAACTCCATCACCATCATCGGTTAATCCTTGTATTACACCAACTCCTTTTGCATCACCAACCCCAACTCCAACTCCAGTAAATGTAGATTGTTTTTCGGGTTCATTGACTGTTAAATTATATTACTATACAGGTAATTCATATTCAGATTTTGATGATTTAGTTGTTGGTACTTTAAGATCAAGAGGTATTGCAACATATGCTGATGGAAACAATCCGGTATATGAAGTTTCAAATACTTCTAACGTTTCTTTAAATATGACTGGTCAATATGAGGGAGTTCTTAAAAACCCATTTTTACCATTCGCAATTAATGTAACGAATGATTCAGGAACTAACTTTATTTTTGAAAGTTCTTTCTCTCAATCTGATTCACAATATATTGCAAAAGTTTTTGGTGGTACTAACTTTGGTAAACCAAGACAATCAACACCATTATTCTTAGAAGAAAGATTCCAATCACTTTTAAATTATGGTTGGAGAAAAGGATTTATTAGAGGATTAAGTTCTGAACTAATTGCTTTAGATTCAGCACAAAGTTCTGATACCTCATCAATTGGGTGGTATTTAGAAAAATATCAATCACCAAGTTCTCCTTGGATTGTTTCAGAATTAAGAGGTACTAAAACATTTAACCTTTTCAAGTTCTACACAATATCTGATGGTAATTCAGCAAACTCTGAAGTTAAGATATCATTTATTAATATGTCATTTGCAAACAGAACATTTGATATTTTAGTAAGGGATTATTATGACGTAGATTCAAACCCAGTTGTTCTTGAGAAATACACTAACTGTTCTATGGATCCATCACAAAATAACTTTGTAGCTAAAAAAATCGGAACATTAGATGGTGAATATGAATTGAATTCAAAATACATAATGGTTGAAATTAATGAGGACGCTCCGGTTGACTCAATACCTTGTGGATTTGAGGGATATACTTTTAGAGAATATGCGGGAGCAAAACCACCGTTCCCAATTTATAAAACTAAATATGATTTTCCAGGTGAGGTAGTTTATAACCCTCCATTTGGTTTATCATCAGGAGCAGATGATTCAGTTAGAAGTTCTGGTGACAACGTAAGAAGAACATATCTTGGTATTTCAAATAGTGTTGGATTTGATACAAGTTTCTTTGAGTACAAAGGAAAAAGAAATCCTATAACTACTTGTGACTTAGAAAGTAGTGAGTTTAATTACAGAACAAGAGGTTTCCATATGGATCAATTTGCTAGTGGTATTACAATCTCTAGTGGTTTTGCAACAAGCGGAACTCCTAAATATTATGTGGGTGATGCGTCTTTCTCTTCTGAACCGACAAATGTCACTAGTCCATATTATAGATTATTCTCAAGAAAATTCTCATTACTTGTTAATGGAGGATTTGACGGGTGGGATATCTATAGAGAATATAGAACTAACGGTGATAGATTTGTATTAGGTCGTCAAGGATTCCTTAACGGAGCGTGTATTTCAGATAGATACCCGGACGCTAAAGGATGGGGAGCTTTCAAACAAATTAGTATCGGTGATGGAACTATTGATTACGCAAATACCGATTATTACGCTTATTTGTTAGGTATTAGAACATTTGTCAATCCTGAAGCGGTTAATATAAATGTATTTGTTTCTCCAGGAATTGATTATGTTAATAACTCAGATTTAGTTGAGGCAACAATTGATATGATTGAAAACGAAAGAGCAGATTCATTGTATATTACAACAACTCCTGACTACAATATGTTTGTCGCATCAACAACTGAAGGTGATAACTTATTTTACCCTCAAGAAGCTGTTGACAATTTGGAAACAACAGGAATTGATTCCAATTACACTGCCACTTATTACCCTTGGGTATTAACAAGAGATAGTGTTAATAACACTCAAATTTATATTCCGGCAACATCTGAAGTAACAAGAAACTTGGCGTTAACTGATAACATTGCATTCCCTTGGTTTGCATCAGCAGGTTACACAAGAGGTTTAGTTAATTCAATTAAAGCTCGTAAGAAATTAACACAAGAAGATAGAGATGTTCTTTATGTTGGTAGAATTAACCCAATTGCAACTTTCGCAGATGTAGGTACGGTAATCTGGGGTAACAAAACTCTACAAGTAAGAGAATCGGCTCTTGATAGAATCAACGTAAGAAGATTATTATTACAAGCTCGTAAATTGATTTCAGCGGTATCCGTAAGATTATTGTTTGATCAAAACGACGAACAAGTAAGACAAGACTTCTTAAATGCGGTTAATCCTATCTTGGATGCAATTAGAAGAGACAGAGGTCTTTATGACTTTAGAGTAACTGTTTCAAGTGACACTGAAGATTTAGATAGAAATCAATTAGTTGGTAAAATTTATATTAAACCTACTAGATCACTTGAGTTTATTGACATTACTTTCTTCATTACTCCAACTGGAGCTTCTTTTGAAGACGTGTGATAAAAACTAAATAATGGAAAGGTGGGACATAGATTCCCACCTTTTTTATTTTACGGAATATTTATTTATATGATTTATAGAAAACTTGTTAGAAAAGTCCTTAATGAGATGATGGATGATAGTAATTCTCCGGTAATGAAGTA